TATTTGCCAAGCCTCACCATAATTTGGGTCATTTGTATTTTCAATTATAGATGGGAAATTTGCCCTAATGAATTTTATATGAAAATCATTTCCAACTTGTTCGTATTTGTAATCTCTTGGAGCAATATAACCACCCCAAATAAAAACATCAAAACGATGTTCGGTTTTTCTTTTATCAGCAACTCTACTATCTAAAGTCTTTAATCTACAATTCTGAACTCTCCATATCCAATATAATGGATGAGTACCGTTGTATTCTTCCATAACAAACTCATTAGGTTCGTTAACCTCTTTCATTATATTTTTAATAGTTTTTATATCACTCATAATTGTTCAAATTTACCAACAATGTCTACTTCATCGTTTGAATCTAAGTTAAAACCAAGACCAGTAAATACAAATGTTATTTCATTTGTTGCACCATTAAAAGAATAAGAATAAACCGATGCTGGTTTGAATTCTGAATTGATGTAAACTCTATACCAATTTATGGTATCAAAAGAACCTATGAGTTCCGGTGGTAAAACCGGTTGTCTAACATTGGTTAGTTTAACTTGATTCGCACTTACAAATTCTGCTCTTTGAGAACTTCTTATAGTAACGAAATCTAAAACATTTTGATATTCATTTATAATATTAGGATTTGTAAATGTAAGTCCACTTAAATCCGTTTCTACACCCCATACTACTTTTTTTGGTGTGAATGATTTTCTAACGGTTGGTTTTTCATCATAAGTTTCAGGAAGTAGATATGCGTTTACAACCATAGTGAAAGAGGTTCTAATAATTCTTTCCGAACCTTCTCCTACTTCTTGTTGATTATCAAATGAGTCAATACGAGTTCTAAATTTGAATCCATCTTCTTTACCCCAATATCTATCAGTAGCATATTGAAATGCCTCTACAATCTTATTCATGTGTTCGGTAAACGATGTCCAAATCATTACCTCATAAGTTACAGTTACATAATCAGGTACAGAAACTTCATATTGTTCTAAGGGAGACTTTGCATTTGTTTGTAAGGTAAATCTTTCGTATTTATTTTTTGAAGAATATTTTTTATAAGCAGGAAGAGTATTTACATCTTTGAATTGTGCTAAGTTAGAATCTCTCTCAATAGAGTTTCTCTTAAACATTACCAATGGAATTTGAATCTTACCCCTTTGGTCTCTCAGATATCCCTTTGCTCGAGCATTATTCCATCTTTCAGCATTTCCATAAAGTAGGGGAACTTTAACTTTACTATTGTGTTCTTCTACATCAGGAATTACAGTATCCACCATATACTCTGCAATAGTAGTATCTACATCTAAAAGTTTTACACCCTTAGTGTATTCTGGTTTGATACCTCTTTGTAATGCTCTATTTGTTTCCTTCTTGTTCATTATATAACTCTCATTTCAGTTTGAATAGAACTTCTTCTTGTCATAAATGTTGAACAAATAATTGAGAATTTCTCTCCACTTTGTCCACCAATTAGTTGGTCCTCTCTTACATTATCAATTTCGAAATAAGCATCATTGTGTTTAATAATATCACCAATTTCGGGATAGAATCCTTTATCTTTTAATGTAATACGATTGAATCTGAATTCTACATTTTGTCCACTATCTGAACCAAAACCTTCATAAGAAACCGAAGTATCATCTCTTTCGATGACTGCAGTACATTCCGTACCTTGATAATAAGATTTGTTTAGAGATTCACCATAAAGGTTTGTTGAGATATCTTCAATAGCAAGTTTGAATAGAACTACCGTAGTTTCAATTACAGTATCTACCAACTCTTTTGAAATTGATTCAAAAAATCGTATGTCTCTATCTAATGCAAATCTTGGCATCTTATCCGGTGTATATCGTTAATGGAACTTTTCGTAACATTTCTTGCTGATAATTAGATTCGTTATTTCTAATTTCAAACTGATTTTTTCTACTTAACTCTTCCAAGTTTTCTCTGAGTTGTTCAATCAAAGCATCTTTTTCAGTTTGTGCTTCAGCTCTTAATGCTGCTCCATCCAACGATATTTCGGAACCAGGAATAGGTACTGAACTATATTTTTCTCTGATTGCTCCTAATAGTTCTTTTGCGAGAGCAAGTGTATATTTTCTAATCCATTGTCTACCAACATCATTTATAGATGTATATGGTATAAAGTCATATCCTATGTTTGAGTAGTCTGAAACTACATCAGGTGTTACTGATGTTGAGTTTTGTACAAACTCATCTCTCACAAAATATTCAAACCATAGTTTACCAGTTGAAGTTGGTATTGGGAAAATTTGTAATTTATTGTTTGTGATATTAAACGAGTGTCCAGATTTTCTAATTTGGTCATTGAATTCAATTGCTTGAATTCTTAACATATCTTCAAAAATTGGCATTAATACAAATTGTGCTGCTGGTGAGAATGAACCAAATCCAAATTCATCAATTAAGTTAAGTGTTCCTTGACCAGAAACTGAATATGGGTCAAAGAATCTATTAATAGCAGGAGTTACCTCGTGGAATACCTTGACTACATCTATTCGTTTTCCACCCTCACTACCACTTGCAAATAAAGCGTCTAAATCATATCTTTGTTGTCCGATGACTAAATCAATAGAACCACTTTTAATATCAGTATTACCACCAACACCAGATAATGTTCCATAAGCATCGGATATACCAACAACCGTTGGTAAGAATGAACCTTGTACTAACTTTCCACTATAATTCGTACCCGTTGGATTTCCTTTAAGTGTATCTAAGTTATTTCTAATGTTGAATTGATTTACTTGTGAAGCATACTCTGCAGTTGCTTCTTCAAAACAAGCAAATAGATTTTCATCAACCAATTCCACATTTTGGACAGGATATCCTAATCTCTTTGCACACCAATTTGCTACTTTAGGAGCATCGGTTTGAAATGAAGACTCTGAATCATAAGTACCAAAAGGAGTTGAACCCGTAGCAAATGATGATGAACCTGGGTATATGTATTCTACTGACATCTATTATTCCTCTCTTTTAATATCGTATCTATAAATATAAAGAAATATAAGAATAGTGTTTTTCAAAAAGGCATAAAAAAAGAGGGATAGTTTCCTACCCCTCTAATTTTATCTAAGAACTAACTAAGATTAGATAGATGCTAAATCTTTAACATAAATCTTACCATAGAATTCTGGTCTAACCATTTTCTTAGCGTATCTTGTCATAACTCCTCTTCTTGGAGTGAAGTTAGTTGGGTCATACACTAATGGTGTCATGATTAGAGGTACATACGGAGCATATACAGCACCAGTTTCTAAGAAGTTAGAACCTCTAAATCCTAATAAGATTTCGTTAGAAGTCATATAAGGATTTTTGTAAACAGTATATCTACTAGCTAAAGCACCAACAGTAGTTACACCCGCTGCGAAAGACATTGCATCTTTATCAGCAGAAACTGTAAATCCTGGGATTGATTCTAAGATAGTACATACATCAGGAGAAGCAACGATAAAGTTAGCTCCACCTCTTAATGTTAATTGGTGAATCTTGTTAGATACTTTGTTAATTTTAGTACCTAAAGTTTGGAACCAAGTATTTTTCTGATATGCTTGTCCTGCAGTTGCAGAAGTCCATGCACTATTTACATACTCTTCACCAATAGTTGCTGACCAGTACTCAGTAGTTAATGCGTTAGAAGCTAACATATCTAAGATTTCTAAGTCAATCTCTAATGAGATATAGTCAGATAACATAGAAGTTAACTCTGCTTCAGCATCAATACTGTGGTAAGCATTAAGGTCTTGTGCTAACTCAGGAGTCCACACAGCCTTTAGTTTTCTTGTCTTAGCAACGATTGCTTCAGACTTCAATTCTAAGTCTACTTCTGGGATTTGGATATCCGCATCAATAGATGAACCTCTTTGTGGTTTACCAGCTTCGAAGTCACCTCTTGCATAGTCAGAAGGTACTCTTGAATAGTTTACTGTAATTGCGTTTTGGTCAACAGCTACTTGAGAGAATACAAACGCAGTGATGTTTGTACCATCTGAAGAGTTAAATTGACTAAAGTTTACATTATCAGTAATGTCAGTACCAGAAATTCTGAAACTTCTTACTGCGTCTAAATCAGCGTTATCTAATTGAGTTGCAGCGAAAGTTACTTTTTGAACATCACCTGCAGCAACTGAAGCAGAAAGTACTGCGTCAAATCCTACATCAGCCCAAGAAGCAGAAGCCCAAGTCTGAGCACCAGTTGCAACAGAAGCAGTGAATTCGTTTACAGAGTATCCGTAAGAACCTGAACCATAAAGACCACCTTGTGCAACATCAGTTGAACCTAAGTCCGCACCTGTACCACCGAATAATGAACCACCAGTACCAGTAGATTTTCCACCAGTTGCAGTTCCATACTTAAAGTCTAAATAAAAGATTAGACCTGAAGGTAAGTTCATTGGTTGAACAGAAACGAATTCTTTAGAAGCAATCTCACCAAAGATTCTTCTTACAAGAGGAAGGGCTACACCACTCCACTCTTCACTATTATTACCGACACCAGTTTGTGATGCCTCATCAAGCAATTGCTTTGCTTGGTTTTCTAAAAGAACGGCCATTGAGCCTTGTTCTTTTTCTCCTAAACCTTCAAGAAGTCCTGTGTTTTCCCATTTTCCTTTAAGTTGTCTTGTTTCATTCAACATTACAGTTTGTGGGTTCTTTCCTTCCATTAGTTTAGATAAATCAAAATTTGCCATTTTTCTTTTCCTTTAATGTTAAGTTAATTATTTGATATTAGCTAATTGCTTAAATCTTTCAGCTAATGCATTTGTGTTTTCAGAAATAATTTCTTTTGCAGGAGCAGTAGAAGCAACTGGTTTAGATGCAGCTTCAGCTACAACTTTCTTAGTTTTTTTCTCAGTTCCTGTAAAATTCATTGATTCTGCTAACGTAGCGTAAACTAATTTTACTTCTCTAACAGATGATGTTCTGTCTAAGTTTTCAACAACTTTAGATTTTTGCTCATTGTTTAAGTTATAAGCTCTGAACAATCTATTAGCGTATAATAATTTTGCGTTTAATAGGTTTACTTCGTTGATAGTACCTTGTAAAGTTTTAATAGTAGCATATGCTTCTTCTAAATCTTTTTCAAGTTCTTCGTACTTTTCTTCCGTTTCTGAATCTTCGTGTTCTTCTTCAGAAACTTCTTCATCATCTCCGTATCCCATTTCTCTAAGAATTTCATCTAAGTCGATTTCATCATCCATTTCATCTTCTTCTTCAGCTTCCACTTCATCAGCTTCTACTTCTTCTTCAGAATCCATTTCTTCTTCATCTTCTTCATGAACTTCATCTTCTTCTTCGTGTACTTCTTCTTCAGAATCCATATCTTCTTCTTCAGATACTTCATCTTCTTCTTCCATACCCATTTCGAGTTCTCTAATGATAGACTCTAAATCTAACTCATCTTCTTCTTCGATTTCTTCTTCTTCAGAGTGAATTTCTTCTTCTCCTTCTTCTTCAGAAATTTCAGCGTCATCAGCGTTAGTTGGGTCATCATATCCAACTCCATCCACTTCTTCGATTTCTTCTTCTTCAGATACTTCTTCTTCAGAGTGGTCACCTTCTTCTAACTCATCACCTACCTCTGCAGTTTCTTCTTCAGATTCAGGTCCAAGTTCGGTGTGTGCGTCAGATGCAACATTAGATGGTTCAACTGGAGATTCTTCATCACCGTCACCAATATCACTTGAATCCAATTCTTCCTCAACTTCTTCTTCACCTTCCATTTCAGCTTGTAGCTTTCTTGATAGGATAGATTGTAATCTCGGAGTAAATGCTTCTTCAAGTGCAATCTTAGCGTTAGCGATAGCAGTTTCTCTTACAGCTTTAGCATCCGCAATTGCTTCTTTTAACAATTTTGAATTTGCCATTTTACTTTTTACCTTTTTTAATTTGCTGAAGTTATTTTGAGGAACCTCAATATAGATTAGTGTAATTTGGTTGTTCGGTCACTTCACATTAAAGGGTGAGTATTCATTAACCAACAGAACCCACATAGATTGTGGGTTATTATACGAATAAATATATAAAAATTTATAAAACCTAAAAAAAATATAATATTTTCTTTAGTTTTATTGATAAGACATAAAAAAAGGTGGATAAACCACCTTTTCTTTTTATTTTATTTTTCCTTTTTTGATATCTCTTTCGAGTTCTTGTCCTGCACCTAATAAATCATTAATTGCATAATCTAATGGTACATTTCTATACTTAGCAAGTTTTTTAACTGCCATCATTACAATTCTTTTCTCTTCAGTAGAGTATCCTTCGTTTACTGATTCCGAAAATGATGTTTTGTTAAATTCATCTTGCACTTTTTTATTAGATTTGTTTTTCTTTATAAATTCTT